TAGAAACTCTTAAACGACAGCTAAGTGAAGCTACTAAAAAAGAAATGAAGCTGCCTAAGTCTGATGAAGACATTGAACAGTGGGCAAGAGATTATCCAGACGTAGCTGCTATCGTTGAAACAATTGCAATGAAGAAGGCACGTGAGCAATCATCTGCCTTGGAAGAACGACTTAAAGCAATTGATGAGATGCAACTTAGCGCAACTAAAGAAAAAGCTGAAGCAGAACTTATGCGTTTGCATCCTGACTTTGATGAAATTCGTGACAGTGACGACTTTCATACTTGGGCAGAAGACCAGCCTAAATGGGTACAGGATGCATTGTACGAAAATGACAATGACGCACGTTCTGCCGCACGAGCAATTGACTTGTACAAAGCTGACATGGGAATTACTTCCAAGAAAGCTACAACAGATAAGGATGCAGCTAAGTCTGTTTCTACAAAGAACAGTCGTAGTAAGCCACAGGAAAATGAATCCTCTACTTATCTGAAAGAGTCACAAGTTCAGAAGATGTCGCCTCAAGAATATGAGAAGCGATCTGACGAAATCATGGAAGCTATCCGTAGTGGAAAGTTTATCTATGATGTATCTGGTTCAGCCAGATAAAAAAAGTGTTGACAAATAGTTATTTTTTCGTATAACTATAGTCAATAATAGTGTAGGTAGGTTAGCTACTTGCCTACACTAATCAGCAAACACAACCTATGTCTTACGGATTACCTGACGAACATGGCCCGTTGACTATCTGGTAGGCCAACTAGATAAGATACGCACCCATAGTGAATCAGCCTCTGATTAGTCTGGTGAGTTTGTATCTGTTTAAATGCCAATAATAGGAGAAATATCATGGCTTTTACTACCGCAGCCGGGTATGGTAATCTTCCTAACGGTAATTTTTCACCAGTCATTTACTCCAAACAGGTGCAACTTGCTTTCCGCAAGGCCGCTGTTTGTGAGGCAATCACTAACTCCGATTACTTCGGTGAGATTGCAGCAATGGGTGATTCCGTTAAGATTATCAAGGAACCCGAAATCTCAGTTCAGGCTTATGCACGTGGTACACAAATCACTGCACAAGACCTTGACGATGAAGACTTCAGCCTTACAATTGACAAAGCTAACTACTTTGCATTTAAGGTTGACGACATTGAAGAGGCACACTCACACGTAAACTTCCAGTCATTGGCAAGTGATCGTGCTGCGTATCGCCTTGCTGACCAGTTTGACCAAGACGTTCTTGGCTACTTGTCAGGCTACACACAATCTGCAATTCATTCAGTTGCTGATACCGCTAACACAACTGTTAATGGTACAAAGGCTGTTTCAACTGCAGGTTCTGATGAACTGCTTGCAAGCATGAAGCTGGACGCTTCTGACTTTGGCGGTTCAGCCAATGAGTCAATTGGTATTCAGGCACGTGCTGGTGGCGCGACTTCTGCAACTGTTGGTTCAGGTAACGCCAACGCACTGCAGATTGTTGCTCGTATGGCACGTAAACTGGACCAGCAGAATGTTGATAGCCAAGGCCGCTGGCTGGTTATTGACCCTGTATTCAAAGAAATCCTGATGGACGAAGATTCACGTCTTCTGAACTCTGATTTCGGTGGTGCAGGTCTGCAGAATGGTCTGATTCTGAATAACCTGCATGGTTTCCGTGTCTACGTTTCCAACAACCTGCCTTCAATTGGAACTGGTCCATCAACAACTGGTGGTACTAACGCTTCTAACTACGGCGTAATGGTTGGTGGTCACGATTCTGCTGTTGCAACTGCAGAGCAGATTAACAAGACCGAAACCTACCGTGACCCTGACAGCTTCGCTGACATTGTTCGTGGTATGCACCTGTATGGTCGCAAGATTCTTCGCCCTGAAGGTCTTGTCAACGCCATCTACAACTTGGTATAAGGGGGGATTAGACAATGGCTACTCTTTCACAAACCGTTGCTAAAGGTGTTCGTGTTTACGAAGCCGAAGTAACCCTTCCTACCGCAAGTGGTACTGTAACTGCCGTTAGCATTCCTGCTAACTGCATGGTACTTGCCGCTGGTGCAGTCATCACTGAAGCCTGTGCTGGTTCAACTGCTCACACTGCTGACCTGTCAATCGGGTCTGCTGACATTGTGACAGCAATTAACCTGCAATCTGGTTCAGTAGGTGACATCATCACAGAAGCCGCCGTGCCACAAGGTACGACTGTTGCCGACACTATTGACGTTGTTTCAACTGTCACTGGTACAGGTACTGCTGGTAAGGCACGTGTCTACGCACTCGTTGTAGACATGACCGCACCACGCACTGCTGATGAAGTAGACCGCGACACACTCGCCTAAATAACGTATTGGGGCAGCTTTCGGGTTGCCCCTTTACATCTTGTGATAATATTGGAGAAAACAAATGGCAATCACAACTGCTATGTGCAATAGCTTCAAAACAGAACTTTTAGGCGGTCTTCATGATTTGGACACGGACTCGCTTAAACTTGCTCTGATTAAAGCATCCCCTACTGGCACGTATAATGCCAGCACAACTAATTACTCTGACGTAACAGGTAACTCTGACGAAGCATCTGGCACTAACTATACTGCTGGTGGTCAGGTACTTGATGGTGCGTCAATCACTCTTGATGGTTCTACTGCTATTGTAGACTTTACTGATGAAGTATTCAGCAACGTAACAGTTTCTGCTGACGGTTGTATTATTTATAATACAGCTAACAGTAACTCTGCCATTGCTGTTATTGACTTTGGTGGTACTGTTTCTGCTACTGCTGGTGACTTGACAATTGAATTTCCTGCCGCTGACGCAAGCAACGCTGTAATTCGTATTGCGTAAGGAGTAGAACATGGCGTTCTACGATTCCTTTGATGCTCTTTATGGTACTGGTGCATACGGTTCTGCTAGATACGGAATTGTAGCACCTGAAGTTGCATTAACGGGAGTCAGTGCCACTGGTTCAGTTCAAACTGTTGCTATCAATGGATTTGAGATTGACATCAGTGAACGCTTAAACAGTGTAAGTGCTACGGGTAGTATTAACACAATTACTGTTAATATTATAGAAGCACTAAACAGTGTAAGTGCTACAGGTTCTATTGGAACAGTTGAACCAAAAGTAGATGAGGCACTAAACAGCGTATCGGCTACAGTATCTATTGGTACTATTCAGCCAAACGTAAGTGAACCTATTACTGGTGTAGTTGGAACACTTACACTTAACGGTGCAGGACTGGACATCAGGTCTATTAACCGTGTTCCTGTTGATGGTGTAAGTGGAACAACCACGCTAGGAACAATAGAAGCACAGACTACAGAAGCACTGAACAGTGTGAGTGCTATAGGTGCTGTAGGAAGTCTTACTGTTCATACTGCAGCAGGACTCACAGGTGTTGATGGAGAACTCAACCCCCTACGCCCATTCACTGCAAGTGGTGATGCACAGCTTTCTACAGCAGAGAAAAAGTTTGGCACTGCTAGTTTACTACTAGATGGAACAGGTGATTTTGTAACAACAAGTTACACTTCAAGTCTGTTAACAAGTTCAGAGTGGGGTGTAGATTTTTGGGTTTACTCTTCAACGCTAACAAGTCAAACTGCTCATCTTTGGGATGGACAAAACTCTAACTCTGGTTTTGCTTTACGTATTAGTAGTGGTACTTTACAAGTAATTAAAGATGGTGCTATAGCTAGGTCAGTTACTGGACAATTAAGTAACAATACTTGGCATCATATACGACTACAAAGAAGGTTTGCCTTTACCGAAGTATTTGTAGATGGATTCCTAAGAGGTCAGCAAGCAGGTGCAGGATACAATGCTCATACCTATGTAATTGGGGCTAAAGAAAATGGTTCCGAAGAATTTACAGGATACATAGATGAGTTTAGAGCATCTACACCAACAGGTCTTTCTGCTGCAAGTTTTACACCTGAAACAGAAGCATACTCTTTAGATGGAAGTACAGAAGCACTACTTCATTTTGATGGAACTAATGGTTCTACTACAATTACAAATGAAGCATCTAATGTAATTAATCTTACGGCAACTGGAACTGCCAATCAAACATTAACAGGTGTATCTGCTACAGGTTTTGTAAACACCGTTGAAGAAAAACCAACAGAAGCCTTATTAAGCGTAAGTGCTACAGGATTTGTAAATGGTAACTTTACGTTCTCAAACACACATTCGTTGTCTGGCGTACAAGGTACATTCTCTGTAGGAACACTAACAGTTACAGGCGTACAGTTTGACTTTGAGGCAGTCAAAACATTATACGACAGACGTAGAACAGCCTATGTAGAAAAACAACTGCCTCGCATTGTATATGTTGCAAAACAATCTACTGCCGCTGAAAGACGTGCGGCTGCATAAGGAAACAATAAATGTCATTTCGTTGGCCTGTAAAAGACCCTGATGAATCACTAGACTACAGCATGGACTGGTCACGTTTTCTTGACACTGCTACCATTTCGTCTGTAACATGGTTTGTCAAAACGCCAGAGATTGGCAAGACGCAGATTGATGCTGGTGAAACATTGACTACTGCTTCTGGTAGCACCGTGACTGACAGCATTCAAAATATTTCGCAAACAAATACAAACACTGTAGCCACAATTAATCTTGGTGGCGGTGTGCTAAATAGAGAATACTCATTCATTTGTCAGATTGTAGACAGCACAGGTAGCACTGCTGAACGCACTGTTAAACTTAACATAAGGCAGAAGTAATGGCATACAATTATCTTGGACTTGTAAATGAAGTAAATAGACGGTTGAATGAAACTGAACTTACGTCATCTAACTTTGCCAGTGCTTCAGGTTTTTATGCACACGCAAAAGATGCTATCAATGCTTCACTCCGTGATATTAACCAGACAGAATTTAACTGGCCTTTTAATCACGTTGAGCAAGAGGATGTCCTATCCGCTAACGTAACACGCTACGCTTTCCCACACGATGCTAAACTATTAGACTTTGACAGTTTCCGTATCAAGGAAGATAGCACACTTGGTAATGCTACCACACGACTTGGTATTATTACCTACGAAGAATATCTTGACAAGTATGTAGAACAAGAATATAATAGCACCAGTCGTCAAGGTGTACCGCAGTTGGTAGCACACGGTCCTGCACTTGAGTATATCCTAACACCAGAACCTGATGCTGCTTATACAGTAGTGTATGAATATTACCGTGTACCTGTAGACCTTGAACTGTATGATGACGTTCCTGCTGTACCAGAAAGATTTAAACACGTAGTTGTAGATGGTGCTATGCACTATGCATACTTGTTTCGTGGCAATTCGCAGGATGCATTGATTGCTAAAGAGAAATATCAAGAAGGCATTAAGAATATGCGTTCAATGCTGATTAACCGCACATACTATGTACGTTCATATATGATTCCACAGAACACTGGTGGAGGTGGACGCATGGGCTATGCGAGGTTGCCCATCTAATGGCTGATGCGTGGCAGACTTATCCTTTTGAATTTAAAGGTGGCTTGATTACAAACATATCTCCTTTTCAGCAGGGGATTCAAGCACCGGGTTCTGCACGTATTCTGCGAAACTTTGAACCTTCCATCTTTGGAGGTTACACACGAGTTGAAGGGTTTGAAAAGTTTGACACTAATACTGTAACAAATACAGGTGTCATTCGTGGAATACACAGATATGATGGTAAAGTGTTTGCTTGCCGTGGTAACGACTTGTTCTTCTCAACAGGTTCTGGTTGGACACAAGTAAGTGACAATGTTACATACAGCAGCGCAGGTGTTACGGTAGGTGGTGTTGGCAAGGTACGCTTTTTAAAGTATGACTTTGACGGCACAGAAAAATTAATGATGGTGGATGGCACTGGTAAGCCATTCAGATTTGACGGCACTACATTTGAACAACTAACATCACTGTCTGCTGATACATCTGGTTCAAGTTTTGTTGTGAACTTTAAAAACCACATCGTTCTTGGCAATGGTAAAAAGATAATTTTTTCTGCTCCATACGAAGATGATGACTTTACAATTGCTAACGGTGGTGGTATAATTAATGTTGCAGATACGATTACAGGACTGATTGTTTTCCGTGAACAACTGATTATCTTCAGTGAAAGCAGCATTAATGTAATCAACGGTAACAGTGTAGCAGACTTTACAATGCAACCAGTTTCTCGTGACTTGGGTTGTGTGGCTACAGATACCATTCAGGAAATTGGCGGCGACATTATATTCCTTGGTCCAGACGGACTGCGCCTCTTTTCTGCAACAGACCGCATCGGTGACTTTAGCCTTGCTGCTGTATCAAAGACCATTCAGGTTGAGATACTTGACTTGATTACAAGTAGTCCGGGCGGTTTTAGTAGTACAGTAATTCGTGAGAAAAGTCAGTATCGGCTGTTTGGATATAACACAAGTTATACAAACGATGCGGCAAAAGGAATTGGTGCTACACAATTACAAGAAGGTATTGCATTTAACGACTTTCGTGGTATCAATGCCTATGTAACATACAGTGAATATGACGGTTTTGCAGAACGTATCTATTTTGGTAATGCAGATGGATATGTTTATCAGATGGAGCAAGGTAACTCATTTGATGGAACAGACATTCCTGCAACTTTTGCCACGCCATTTGTTCCGCTAGGTGACCCCAATGTGCGGAAGACAATATACAAAGGAACTACGTATTTGGATGTAAATGGTGACTTTGACCTTGAGTATTCTCTCAAGTTTGATTTTGACCAGCCCGGAAGTATACAGCCAGATTCAGTATTGTCAAGTGATGCAGCCGCATCTATTACATACGGTTCTGGTATTTATGGTACATCGTTGTTTGGGGTTAAACAAAAAGCAATCTATGAAGTACAAACAATAGGTTCAGGTTTTACAGTGTCTATCTTATTTGAAACAACGGGTACTAATACTGACGCTGTATTTACCATTGACGCTGCTACGTTGCAGTATACTACTAATGCTAGGAGATAAGTATGGGTACAGGTTACACTCGTAATGATACCGCCAACAATATCGCAGACGGGAACGTAATCAACGCCTCTGACCTTGATGGCGAGTTTGATGCAATTCAGGCGGCGTTTAACGCAACAACAGGTCACAGTCACGATGGCACAACAGGTGAAGGTCCGCAAATTGGCACAGGCGGTATTGCTAATTTAGCGGTAACAACTGGTAAAATTGCCAATGACGCTGTGACACTTGGAACAAAAACATCAGGCAACTATGTCGCTACTGGTGCAGTAAGCGGTGTAGGTTTATCTGGTTCAGCTAGTGCTGAAGGCGCAACATTTACAGTCACATCTAATGCCACCTCTGCAAACACGGCAAGCACAATTGTTGCCCGTGATGCAAGTGGCAATTTTTCTGCAGGTACTATTACAGCATCACTTTCAGGTAATGCTACAACTGCTACCACAGCTAGTGGTGTAACGGCAAACTCTGTTGCTCTTGGTACGGATACAACAGGAAACTATGTAGGCACTATTACAGGTGGAACTGGTATTGATTCTACTGGTGCTACATCTGGTGAAGGTGTTGCACACACACTTAACCTTGACTTAAATGAACTTCCGACATCCACTGCTAACACTGACGGTGATTATTTTGTTGTAGTTGATAGTGCAGACGGTTCTCAACACAAGTTGACAAAGGCTAATATTGCCTTGTCTGGCATGAATAACGATGCTGGGTGGACATCTAATGTAGGGGACATCACTGGCGTTACTGCTGGCACAAACCTTACAGGTGGCGGCACTAGTGGCACTGTAACAATTAACATGGCTACTGGTGGTGCTGGTGCTGGAACATATGGTTCTACTTCTAATAACACTAAAATAGATACAATCACACTTGACGCATACGGGCGTGTAACTGCTATTGCTACTGGTGGCACTGGTGATATCGATGGTGTTACTGCTGGTACATCAATTACTGGTGGCGGTACTAGCGGTACAGTTACAATTAACCACGCTGACACGTCTACTCTTTCGGGTGTGTATGGTTCTACTGATGATGGAACAAAGATTGACACAATTACTGTTGATGGTCTTGGTCACGTTACGGCAATCTCTACTGGCGCAACGATGGACCGTTGGATTCTTGAAGATGGTGATGGAACAGAAGTAGTAATTACAAACGATAAAGAAGTTAAGTTTGTTGAAGGTGGCGGTGTTGACATTAACTGGACAGACACTTCTACAGGTTCAGATGCTGACCCATATGACTTGACGTTTACAATTAACACAGGCGTAACGGCAGGAACTGGTTTGAGTGGTGGTGGTACGTTAAACGCTACAAGAACAATCAACATTGCCAATACTGGTGTATCAGCAAGCACTTACGGTAGTGCTACAGCCATTCCAATTCTGACAGTCAACGCACAGGGTCAGATTACTAGTGCATCTACAGCATCTGTTCAGGGCGGTGCTGGCTATTTCTTGGGTGAGAATGGTGCGACAGGTGACACAACAAATGGTAAGGGCGACATCTTCCGTGTCCACGAAGACACATTGAACACCAACGTAACAATCGCATCAGGTAACAACGCCCTGTGTGCAGGACCATTGACTATTGCTACTGGTGTCACTTTGACCGTTAATGGCAATCTGTCCATTGTATAAGGAGTAGGAGATGACACTAAAAGTAGATGAAATTCAGAACACAAGCGGCGGTCCAGTCACGCTGACACAGCAAAGTGCGGCGAAAAATTGGATAAATCTAAAAGGCACATCGACAATTTCCAGCCGAGCATCCCTGAACGTAAGCAGTATTTCGGATATTGGCACTGGCACATATCAGGTGAATATGTCCTCGTCTATGTCTGACAACGCCTACATTTTTACAGGCGTCTCTCAAAACTATTCGGATACAACGGCACGAGGTCACGGCGGGTGGCATCCTTACCCCTACACGACTTTGACGACTTCAGCGTATGTAACAAAAACAATCTACGGCACCTACAACGCTGGTGATGCAACGGTCTATGATACCGAAAGGATGTTTAGTGTGGTTCACGGAGATTTAGCATGAGTACATTAAAAGTAACAAACATCGCTGGTCTGATGGAGGGCAAATAGATGGTACAGATTAAAGGTGATGATAATTTTATCGCACAGGCTGTTAGCACATCCAGCACAACCTCAGTCGCAATGAGCAACGCCGCAAATTCTTGGGTAGATTTAAGCGGTTTGTCGGTGTCCATAACCCCATCCAGCACATCAAGCAAAATATTGGTAACTGCATCTGTTTGTGCAGGGCAAGGCCCAAGCAACCCCTATGCAATTTGGTTTAGACTATTGCGAAATGGAACTCCGGTTGGGGTTGGTAGTTCATCAAATAGTCGTTCAGAGGTTTCTTTTGCATTGGTTCCAGTCGGAACCTATATGGACGATGATATGGGTAGCGGTGGCTTTACCTATTTAGACAGCCCATCAACAACGAGTGCCATTACTTACAAAATACAAGGTACATCCAGAGCAGTAGGAAATTGGGCCTACAATATGTCAGACGACCAACAAAATAGTGGTGCGTTTGCTCAAGGCATTTCTACCATCACAGCTTTGGAGGTTAGGTAATCGTTATGTCATATGTAGCTTCAGCCTTACACAGCTTGAATATAACCGATTGGGTTTGTGAAGGAACTCCAACTACTGAACAGCAATTCAACAGTTCATTCAAAAAGATTGTCGGAACAACAGAAAACGGTACAGCTATTTTATCATCTGACCCCAATGATTTCGGAGTCACTTGGCAACAGGTGAAACAAAAGCGTGATGAACTAGCCGCCGCTGAACCAATGAAAAACCTCAGAAGCAAACGTAATGAACTGCTTGCTGAAACCGACTGGTGGGCATCGTCTGATTTAACAATGACCGCAGAGCAGACTGCATATCGCCAAGCATTGCGTGACATAACTAACACATACACATCACTTGATGATGTAGTATGGCCGGAGAAACCATAATGGCTGGAACAATAGTAGCAGATGACCTCCAACACTCCACAGCGGGAAGCGTGGGTACGGAGTATGTGGTCAATGGTAGTGCGAAGTCTTGGATGAACTACGTTGCCACCAACGTTAACACTATCGCAGATTCGCTTAATGTATCTAGCGTGACAGACCACGGCACAGGACAATATAGTCAGAATTTTTCTAGCAGTATGGGTAACAGTGTGTATGCCGCAACTATGTGTTCTCATCAGGAATCAGCGGGTGTTGGTAGCTTGGGACATCCAAGTGCAGGAAGTTTTACTAACGCTTCAGATGGCAGAAACGGCATGACAACAAGTGCGTTTCGGATGCGCTATCACAATACAGACGCAAGTCCGGGGACACGAGAGCAGGAAATTTGTCTGCAAGTAATTCACGGAGACCTCGCCTAATGCAGACACCTGAGTTTAAAGGCACACATCTCTGGGATAGGCTAGGCTGGGCAAAGCAAAACCTTGAAGGTGTGCAATCAGACTACCGTGTTGTCTACGAAGACAGCGTGGACGAGTGCGCCAAGATACTTGTGCCTGACCCTAACTGGATGGCGTGTGCATTACAGGGCGGTATCCTACCACCTGTGTGGGTGTATCACGAACTGGCAAAAGATGAAGCCCAGCCTGACTTTAAGAAGCACACTCGTGGCTACCTGTTGCACACAACAGAACCAATGCCAGCAATGACTGAAGAAGAAGCCATTGAGTATTTAATTATGAAAGATGTACCACAAGATGTGTGGCGCAACTGGAACACGGGCAACAAGCCCAAGATGGTTATCTGTCGTAAAGAACAGCTACCAGCTACACGCGAATGGCGAAATGCGTGGAAGATAAGTGAAGAAGTCGCCGTAGACATGGCAGCATAAAGGAGTTTAGAGATGCCTGAAGTTTATATCGTAGACAAGGATGGTAATCAAGCAGATGCCGCAAATGTTACCATGCCTTCTGACCGTCACTTTCGTGGCGCATGGTCACTGTCTGGTTCTGTAATCAGCGAAGACATGACAGCGGCAAAAGAAATCTTCCGTGATAAGGTACGTGAGGTTCGTAAACCTCTGCTTGAAGCAGAAGATGTTGTGTACATGAAAGCAATGGAAGCGGATGATGCTTCGGCTAAAGCCGCATCAGTTGCAAAGAAAACCAGTCTTCGTGACGCACCTGCCGCTGCTGCTATTGATGCCGCAACAGATATTGCAAGCCTCAAGGCTGCATGGAATGCTGACCTGCTTGGCGCAAGCCCATACGCATAAGGGGTTTTGCAATGGAAATGGCTGAACTCGTTGATGTACTGTTAGGCTTGGTCATAGCAGGTGGTGGCTTTTGGGTTACTACTATGGCTAAAGAAGTCAAGCGTCTTGAAATATTACTGAACAAGACACGTGAAGACTATGCAACCAAGTTTGAATTGCGTGATGATATGAGGCAGGTCATGGATGCATTGCATCGTGTTGAAGATAAGCTAGACAAAGTATTGAGTAGGGAATAAGGTATGGCAATGTTCAAAGCATTTAAACCTAGTGGCATGGAGAAGATTGCACGTGCCATGGGTTATTCAGGCAATATGCAGGGCTTTCAAGATTACCTTGCTCAAGACCCTATGCGTCAACAGCA